CTAATAAAGTTAAGGTGTGTAACCTACCACTCAAGGATGCAAATGAAATGCTATTGCAAGGTAAGATAGCTGACTTCACTAGGGTATGGTGGGATGCCAAACCTTACAGACCAGATGGTATTGTAGCTAGTGAGGACACATGGAATATACTAACGGAAGAAATTAGAGTTGAGTCTGTTCCCTATCCTTGGACTGGTGTTAATGATTTAACTTATGGTTTCCGTAAGGGTGAGCTTGTAACTATTACGAGTGGCTCTGGCATGGGTAAATCTCAAATGGTTAGAGAGTTGGAACATTACCTACTCAAGACTACGAAAGAGAACATAGGCATACTAGCACTGGAGGAAAGTGTTAAGAACACAGCGTTAGGTGTCATGTCTATCGAAGCTAACAAACCATTACACCTTAACATGGATGATGTAGATGACAGTGAGCTTAAAATTTACTGGGATAAAACTATGGGTGAAGGTCGTGTGTTTATGTATGACCACTTCGGTAGTACCAGTGAGGATAACTTACTCTCTAAGGTACGCTACCTAGCTAAAGGTTTGGATTGTAAGTGGATTGTACTGGACCACCTGTCTATTGTAGTCAGTGACCAAGAGGTACTTGATGAGCGTAAAGCTATTGATAGTATCATGACTAAGTTAAGACAGCTCGTACAGGAAACAGGCATAGGCTTATTCCTTGTTTCTCATTTACGTAGACCAATGGGTAAGGGTCATGAAGAAGGTGGACAGATAAGCCTGTCAGAGCTTCGTGGTTCAGCAAGTATTGCACAGCTCTCTGACATGGTGATTGGCTTGGAAAGGAATCAACAAGCTGATGACCCTATTGTTCGTAACACTACAATAGTTAGGGTATTAAAAAATAGATTCAGTGGACTCACTGGTCCTGCTTGTTCTCTACATTACGATAAAGAAACAGGTAGAATGTCAGAGTCAGATGGACTGGGAGAATTTTAATTATGAAACAAATTATACTGGACATAGAAGCTAATGGTCTTAGACCTGATACGATATGGTGTATAGTTGCAAAGGAGGTAGAGTATGGAACTACTAATGTCTTTATTGGCGAAGATATTTTTGAGTTTGCTGATTGGGTACGCCTTAATGGGATTACTCATATTTGCGGGCATAATATTATTGGATATGATTTACCCGTATTGGAAAGACTTACGGGATTCAAATGGGAAAAGGCTGTTCAAGATACGCTAGTCATGTCCAGACTTGCCAACCCTAACCGGGAAGCAGGTCATTCATTAGAGTCATGGGGTAATAGGCTAGGCTTTCCTAAGGGTGGCCACTCTGAATGGGGTGAGTTCTCTTGGGAGATGGTTGACTATTGTAAGCGTGATGTTGAGTTAACTGAAAAGGTATACGAAACATTAAGCAAGGAACTGTCAGGTTTTAGAGATGAAAGTATAAGACTTGAGCATGACGTGGCTCGTATCATAAACCAACAGATAACAAATGGTTGGCTTATTAATGAGCGTGAAGCTAACCTGTTACTCGGTGAGTTGAGAGAGAAGTTACATAATGTAGAGGTTGCTGTACGTAATACATTCAAGCCACTACCTGTGTGGATAGAGTTACAACATCCGGGTGATAAATGTTACAACAAGGATGGCTCTATATCTAAACGCTTTCAAGCACAGAAGGATAAGGGTGCTCACTACAAAGGAGAGGACTGGGGTTATAACATATACCCTGAGTTTAACTTAGGCTCTCGTCAACAGATAGCTAGGTACCTTAAACACTTTGGTTGGAAACCTACTGAGTTTACAGAGAAAGGTAACACCATTGTTAATGAGCGTGTACTTAATGAGGTAGACTTACTACAAGCTAAACAGATAGCTTATTATCTTATGTTACAGAAACGTGTAGCACAGGTGCAGAGTTGGGTAGATGCAATCGAGATTGATGGTAGAGTACGTGGCTATGTCAATCCTATCGGTGCAGTGACTGGTCGTATGACACATGCTAGACCTAACTTAGCACAGGTACCTGCATCCTATTCACCTTATGGTGCGGAGTGTCGTAAGTTATGGACAGTAGAACATGGCAACTTCCTAGTAGGTATGGATGCCAGTGGTCTTGAGTTACGTATGCTCGCCCACTATATGAACGACCCTGAATATACCAGAGAGGTATTAGATGGTGATATACACACAGCTAACCAACAGTCTGCCGGTTTAGATACACGTGACCAAGCTAAGACTTTCATCTATGCTTTCCTATATGGTGCAGGTGATGAGAAGATTGGTAGTATTGTAGGTAGTGGTTCTAAGGCAGGAAAGGAAGTAAAGAAAAAGTTCCTTGATAACACTCCTGCTCTCAAGTCTTTACGTGAGCGTGTAGCTACAGCATCTAAGCGTGGCTACCTCATAGGCTTAGATGGTAGGCGTATCATAGTCAGGTCTGAGCACTCTGCTCTTAACACTTTACTTCAAGGTGCAGGTGCTATTGTAATGAAGAAAGCTTTAGTTATTCTTGATAAGCAAGCATCACTTTCTAATCTTAAATATAAGATTGTAGGTAACATACATGATGAGATACAAACAGAAGTTAAAGACTTAGATTCCCCTGCCTTTGGTAAGCTCGCTGTGAGTGCCATTCAAAAAGCAGGAGAAACATTTAACCTTAACTGTCCACTGGATGGTGACTATAAGATAGGAGAAACGTGGAATGAAACGCACTAACTTTACATGTGACAACGTAAACCCTAGCCATTACAGGCAGGGAAAGATAGAAGTAATAGACTTTATACTGGACCAGAAGATGGATTACTTAACTGCGTCAGCTATGAAGTATATATGTAGACATGCACACAAGCATGGTGAGGATGGTGATGGTCAGATAGATGACCTTCGCAAAGCAAGATGGTTCATTGAGAAACTAATCGAGCAAAAACTGGGAGAAAAAGATGAATGAACAACCATGTGAACACCTTATAGGACTTGCAAACAATCTAACACTAGAAGATTTAGGACACTTAATTGAAATCAATAGAGATAGAATATGTGTCTTTAATGAGGGAACTGCAACAGTAGACAATCTTTCAATAACAAATAATGTATGTATGAATGGTGCATCTATTCAACTTACTGTTAATGATAGAGAGGGGGGGTGAATGAGCAAGATAGATAACTTAGTTCAAGATATATACGACATGGCTGAAACTAAAAGCCATCCTGCTAGGGTACCTGCTGAACAAATCTTTAATGACTTCGGTTCCAACATGGAATCTATACTTAGAGATTGGCTATACCCTAAGGACTATAGTGGTAGTACATTAAGGATGTCTAACATTGGACACCCTGATAGAAAGCTATGGTATAAACATAGAAAGAGTGAGTACAAAGGTGAGAGATTAAAAGCTCATACTTTAATCAAGTTTCTTTATGGTCACTTGATTGAAGAGATGATACTAGCCTTGGTCAAACTCTCCGGTCATGATGTAACAGATGAACAGAAGAGAGTAGAGCTTGAAGGTATCAAAGGTTCAATGGACTGTAAGATTGATGGTCTATTGTGTGATGTAAAGTCTACATCAACCTATGGCTTCAAGAAATTTAAAGAGGACCGACTACAATATGATGACCCCTTTGGTTACATAGACCAAATCAGTGGCTATGGTCAAGCAGAAGGAGCTGATGAAGCCTGCTTCCTAGCTATGGATAAATCAAACGGACACCTAGCTGTATCAAAGGTGGACCTGTTAGATAAAGATGTAGTAAAAAGAATCAAGCATGTTAAGGAGATGATAGAAATAGAAACAATTCCTGAACCTTGTTATGATTTAGTACCTGATGGTAAGTCAGGCAACATGAAACTACCTATAGGATGTTCTTACTGTGAGTTTAAGAAACATTGTTACCCTAACATGAGAGTCTTTGCCTATTCAAGTGGTCCAAGATTCTTAGCTGTAGTCAACAACGAACCTAAAGTAATGGAGATTAGAAATTATGAGTAAGGAGTGGAAATACAGGGGTATGATGGACAAGGATGGTGTATGTACTGTTAGGGAAGTGTTCTATGAAACTGACGGTACAATCAGTAGCTTTGCTATTGACCCTGCTTATCCCATAGGTGACAATCCAGATGAGTTGATAGCACATATAGGTCTTATGTTGGAAAGTCTACATCAACCATTCTTACTTGAAGGAGATTTCATACCTGAGAGTGAGGATAATGAATTACAATTTACTTTTATTAGAGAAGATGAAAACAAATACCATTAAATATAGAAACAAATTTGAAGCCGGTGTTGGTGAAAAACTAATCGGTTGGAACTACGAACCATACCATATACCTTACATAACTAAGCGTAAGTATATACCTGACTTCACTAAGGGTAACATCTTAGTTGAGTGTAAAGGATTCTTTAGGACTGGTGATACACAAAAGTACAAGGCTATAAGAGATTCTCTACATTCACAGGAGTTAGTGTTTGTCTTAACCAATGCTAACAAGAAAGTTAGGAAGGGTTCTAAGATTACAATGGGTGAGTGGTGTAGCAAAGAAGGTTTCAAATGGTTCACTACAGATACATTGAAGGAGTTAAAGCGTTATGGCACTACTACTAAATGAACTTAAAGAAAGAATAACTAAAGAGTTTGATGTCTGTCTGCTCTGTGATTTCCTTGATATAGAACCTGAGGAATTAGTAGATAGATTTGAAGATAAATTAATTGATAACATACATAAATTTAAAGGACTAGAGGATGAGTAAGACACATTCAATAAAGAACAAACTAAAGTATGCACTACGTTATGATAGGCTATGGCATACTAAAGTTATACCTAACAAAAAGAAAGAACAAAAGAAAAGAGGAGAACATATTGAACACACTACCGACTGATTACCAAAACTTCATTGCTCTTAGCAGGTATGCAAGATGGCTACCTGAAAAGAACAGAAGGGAAACATGGAAGGAAACAGTAGCACGCTACTTTGATTTCATGGAGTGGCATCTCGCAAGCCATACCAACCAAGACTTAGTACCTAAGACTAGGAAGATACTTGAAGATGCAGTATGTAACTTAGAAGTTATGCCTAGTATGAGAGCTCTGATGACAGCAGGTCCGGCTCTTGCTA